GAGCAAGTCAAGGTTGATAAAGACCGTGGTGTGATTCTATCAGCTCCAGACGTTATGGGGCATTACGATTTCTATCTTGAACCATACCAACAGGCATTTGAATATGCTACTAAACAATCCGCTACCAACCCTACTCCTCCTCCCGATGGCGAACCACCCAAACCAGATGCTGAAGATCGTATGGATGAATCAGGTGATGGTGGCATAACACCGCCTAATGATCCAAACGATTTTGCACAACAAGTAAGTAAAGAATTAGCGAAAGGAATATAGCAATGGAAAACAATCAACCAAAAGGTATTGGGTTTTTTAATATTAAGAGTGGTGAAACACATTATGCTAGGATGGAACCACAAATCCAAGCTTATATAAATAGTTCAGACTTAGGTATTAATGCTTCTCGTGGTCAAGATTTCGGCTGGAGACTTGAACCAGAATGGGTTAAAAGAGTTAAAGACTTTCGTAGAAACGAAACCAAAATGGAGTTTTTGACAACTCGTAATGGCGGCCAAAAAGTTACTACGACTCAAATTCTGTACGCTATTTACGGCGAACAGTTACGTGCCGCTCAAGAACAAGCTGATGAGCATGAATCGCCATTTGAAGAGGAATATTTATCGGAGATTAGTAGTAAGCCGGAGCCAAAGTCAGAGGCGGCAATAAAACCTGCCGTTGAAGATGATTTGGATGATTTAGATCCAAAAGAAGAAGAACCCACTACTGAAGAAGAATCTCCGGTTGTGGCACCAAAACCATCTGTTACTAAGAAAAAGTAACGGTGGCTAAATCGCTAGCATACTCTTGCTGGCTATCATTGGGAGAGTATAAAAACTCTCCCTTTTCGTTGAAGAAGAGTGCTAGTACAGCGCACAGATAGCGAAGCATATCTGCAATATGGCTTTCGCTCTTATGATCCGGTCCAATATAGTCACCAGTTGCAGGATTATATTTGCGCTTGTAGATGCGTATTTTACGACTCAGCTCTCCGGTCATTGCGAGGTTAATAAGTATCTTTGGAAGCCAATCTTTGACGCGACCAATGCCTATGCTTACACCTTCGCGCCTAAGCGTTGAGGCATTAGTGATACCCTTGCTATGCAAATAGGCTATGCGGCTTACATTATCATTTAGACTTGCAACCGTACCATCATGCGGTAGCCAGTGCCAACCATAGTTGTACGGTTTTGATTGCAAAAATTGGATTACTGTATCAAGACCAAAGTTTTGGGTCTCATACATATCTATGATGCGAACCCTATTTTTAAAATATTGGAAAAAACCGATTACCATGCTATCGGACCTACCTAGATCCCACACTGTATAAACTGGGTAGGCTGGGTTGTATGCCCACTCGCCAATAGTGCCGTCTCTGTCTTTGACGCTCATTATGTCGCCGTAATAACTACCTTCGGATGCTTGGCCCCAATCAAGTAACATCTCTTGTCGGAATTTAAAATCATTACCGTTACGGAGTATATATCCTTGTCGTGTCTTTTCTAGTTCTTCAGGGGTCATGTAGTGAGTGGCATCAATATAACAGGTGTATTTAGTGCCAGTGTTATCTCTTTTAAATGCTTCGTGCATCCGGTGCATAGTTTCGCCATTAATACTGTCAATTTTAGGAGTACCGGTATAGACACGTTTGCCATTGTTTCTTTCAGTGATAGGGGCAACTACGTTTACCGCTTCGATAGGTTGGTCGGCAAATTCATCAAACCAGTAAATCTTGCCGTTTGCACCACGTAAGGCTTCTACATTAGTGGCTCCAAGTAGTCTAAATATAGAACCATTTATTAGTGTTTGTCGCATATCGTCATCTGAGTTATTTTGACCAAGTAATAAGCCTTTTGGTAAGTGTTCAAGTGTTCTGAACCCATCATCTTCGATGTTAGTCCAGAAGTTATCAAAACCCATTTTAGCTGTAGGGTAAACTGCAACCGCTGTTTGGACTTGCTTGACTAATTCTGGCACGATACCCTCACTATAAGTTGTCGTTGTCTTGGCACCACGCCGGGCAATCACCAGTAGTAATTCGTCAATTTTAGGGTTGTTAAAAGCCTCGACGATTTCTTTTTGATAGTCTCGTAGTGGTAGCCTGTGTGCTGGAACTTGCATTTGCTATTAGAATAACACTTGTGGTATTATTTGCTCAACAGAAGACAACAAACACATTTTTTAATTTGAAAAGGATTTACTCTTATGGCAAGCTCATATGGTATTAAAACAAGTTCGATTTTAGATAAGCCTCTAGAAATGGCTTCTACTGTTGCTCGACATCTTGACGCTAACGGCGTTGACTGGACTTCGGCACAAACTGTTCGTTTACTGAACTATGATATTTCCGCTGGTACTCTTGGCAGTTATGATGAAACTGCTACTTCACAAACCGTAACATTGGCCGAGACTGGCAATCAGGATATGTCACTTGCTTATAACAAGTACAAATTCCTTCGCATCCAAGATACGTTGGAGCAAGATACTCCTATCGCTTCGTTGGCTAGCAAATTCGCTCGTGCATGGGTCTATGAGAAATTTATCCCCGACTTCGATGCTTACGCTTTGACTAAAATCATAGCTGCTCGTGTTTCCGGCAACCGAGTATACTGGAATAGTTCTACCGGCAGTATCAAAACTTCGTTCTTCAATACTGTTTCTAAAGCTAAACGCGGTGGTGGACGCTTGGGCAATATGCTTGCTTGGGTTCCATACGCCATGTCCGATAGCTTGAAGGCCCTAGTCTTAAGCTTTGACGGTTCTAATCTCGGTTATGAAGCTGGTAAGAACGGTGTTATGGGCCAACTTGATGGTGTCACAGTTATTGAAGCTGATGACGACTTGTTCCCATCCAGCATGGATGCGGTTGTCGCTGACAAGCGAGCTGTAATTCGTGTTACTCCTAAGATGGATCCTGCTACCGGAAGTGGCATGAAACTCATCAAGGACGTACCGGGTCACGGTGGTTCTGAGCTTCAGTTACGCGCTCGCGGTGATATATTCGTCTTTGGTCTAAAAACCAAAGCAATCGCTACACTAGAACGCTCAAACTCCTAGTCTTAAAAAGCTAAATAAACATAAGGGCGCTTCGGCGCCCTTTGTTGTATAATAAGGACATTATGGCATCAATTGAAAATATCAAAGCAAGTGACGGCAGCGGTAACGCTAATGTCGCGACCGTTCAAAATACTCGTTCCCCCGGATCTTCGACAATTATTGTAGACACCGTGTTAGGTATTAATGTAGTTGGGTTTGAAGGTAGTATGGGCACGCCTCATACCTTTACTGATCCAATAACTTCGGAAACTATTACAGTTATATCTGAAGCAACTTGTGTGGACTTCGCTGGTCACGTAGATGATAGTAATCTTGAAATTGACACTATAGCTCCTGGCTATACCGACTTAGGTAGTGAAGTTGGTGATATTATCATTATTCGGCCCACTACTCAATATGCTGATAATATAGCTTCAGTATTAGAAACTGCTCACAACAACGATGGGACCCTGAAATCGGCAACACAAATAGCTCTAATGGAGATACTTTACCCTGTAGGCACTATATATACCAACATAGCAGTAAATACTAATCCAGCAACTTTATTCGGCTTTGGAACTTGGGCTGCCATAAGCGATAGGGTCATTGTAGGCCGTAATGCTACCAGTGGTACATTCAATGTTGCGGCCGGAGCGACCGGTGGAGCAGAAACACATACACTGCAAACTACCGAAATACCAGGGCACACTCATACTCAAAAAGGTGCTGCTGGTGGTGGTGCATCAACCACTGCAACCTATGCTACTAATAACCAGGCTTCAGCTGACCAAATCCAGACAGGTTCTACTGGCGGTGGCGGCGCTCATAATAATCTACAACCGTATGTTGTTGCCTATATGTGGAAGCGCACTGCATAGGAGTACGCCATGCACTTTATAAGTACCATATCGACAATTTGGACACATTTTGCCGCTGTAGGCGCTGATGATGTACTTTTGCAATATGGCATAGCTGGGGTGGCCATTATTGGATTATCCGTTACAGTTATTACTTTATATAGAGTGAATCAAAGTTTATACGAAAAAATAAATTTATTGCAAGAGGCTAGGCGTGGTGATGCTCAAGATACTGTCGATAAAGTTACAGCACCACTGAATTCTATATCACAGACAATGAATCTAATTTACGATAAACTGGTAATTAGTAAACGAAATGGTAACTAGCATGTTATGGTTTAATAAGAGGTATCATGTGAAAAATACCGATAATATCCACCACGAAATAGATGGAGATTGTTCGTCTATACAAGTTGTTGCTTTGAAATCAAAAGCTCACATGACTGCTGAACAAACCCAAAACAGTATAGATAAACTTAATAAGTTGTTATTGGCCGATGGCATAACATTAAAAATTCATATAGCTACAAGGAGTAAACGTGGAAACTAATCTAATATTTTGGAGTTGGATCGGCATGATAATCCGTGTTATAGCGGTAGTAATTTTGTTTTATGTAATGTTCCAACAAGTAAGAGAATATCGCCGAGAAACCCCAGCTTTAGATTTTCTAAAACCTTTAAAAATATTATTAATGATAACAGTTATAGCGGTGATAGCTTCGAATATTCCAATTATAATGCTTAATATACAACGAGTTAGTCACAGCGGCATAGCATCTGCTGGTGTGACATCGTTTGCTAGT